AACAGTATTCCTTGTAGTAAAAGATAAAAATGGTCTATTTAGAGCATTAACAGACGTTACTACAAAGATTAATGCTGATCGCTCAGCATCACTTATCGATATCCGTAATGCTTGTCGTGATATTGCATCATCAATTCAGACACATGAAACAGCACAGGTAGTTGTAGCATTGCTAAATAAGCAGGGCTCATCTAACTAATTTGATGCTATAATCATATAGTGTCTTACCAGCTTAAAGTAATCAAGGACCATCCAGTAGCCTTTTGGCCGCTGGATGAGTCTCTTGGTACTACCGCCACAGATATATCTGGATGTGGAAACAATGGAACATATACTGGATCTCCAGCAACAAATATCCTACCGCTTGTTCCAGGCGGAATCTCTGGTACTCGTATTACAAATACTGCATATGTAACATTCCCAATTACAAAAGATTATTATGGTTCAAATGTTGGATCTGGTTTTGGAACATCATATACATCAGACAACGACTTTACTTTAGAGGCATGGTTTCATCAATCAATAGAATCTTCAGACGAAACCCCTATTCTTGCAGATACCACAAACGATATTGGTTTATACTGGCATAATGGAGATATTGTATTTCGTGTCTCAGACACAGAGTCAGTTAGACACTGTATGCCATATACGCAAAAGTCTATGCATGTTGCAGGCGTATATTCAGTAAACTCAATTACTCTATACATAGATTCAGTTCCAGTTGAATCAAAGTCTTTATCTAATTTTAAATTTACTAATACAACACTTACTCTACAGGCAGGTCCTACATTAAACTCAGGCGATACATTTATTGTAGATGCTCCAGCTGTTTATAGATATGGGCTAAGTCAGGACTCTTTAAGGAAGCATTATTTAGACGGCAATGTAACAGTATCTCCAATTCATGTTGTATACCCAGATAATGGAATTTTATTTACAGGAACAGACGCCAACATCAGAGCAGCCTTTGATTATTCCTATCCAGTAAATAAATCATGGGCACAGTTCTTAGATGAAAATACATATTACGATCCAAATAGAAAATATGTGACATTTTATCAAACAGACACTGTTGAGGCAAAAACATTTATTATTGAGGATTTCTTTTTAGTGCCATCACAGATTAATTTAAATACATCAAAGGTGGAATGGAGAAATGATTTCGGAGTAGAAGTAGAATCAAGCGTAGATGGAATAAACTGGGTGGCATGTAGTAATGGACAGCCATTACCACAATATACAAAAGATTCATTTGATTCAAGCTATAAAGTATATATTCGAATTACCATGTCTACTTCAGATGCTAGTAAATTTCTTCCTAAATTATCATTCTTCTGCATAACATTCTATTCAGACAGGACTATATTTGCAGATAATTATGGAGATAAGATTACATCTAATTCAGACTATTATTTAGGATCTTTAAATTATCCTATTCTATCTCGTAATTATATGAATGGAATTAGGGCTAAAGATGGTGCAGGATTTGATTTAACCACATCTAGCTCTGTGAAGTCCGTAGAGATGTTCTTTACGCCCCTTACGTTGGCCCCTAACACACTTTTGTTCAGTTCTGGTGGTACAACCACAAGATTCGGCTGGAATGGCTCTGGAGCAATTTCTAAGGCCAATATCAGCAAGGTATACATAAATAACATAGATGTCTCATCAGCTACAGATATAACTAATTATTTAGTAGAAAAAGAGCCTCACCATATCGTTTTAGTATTCAGCACACCAGTTACTGAAGTAATTCAGTTTAATTATGAGACAATTGGTGGACCAAGCAACCTATATAAGAATATTGCTACATATGAATCAGAATTAACAGCAGGTACGGTAGAGACCCACTTTGAGCTATATACTGGCAAACCAGTAGAAAGCGTATCAGAATCTGCCATCACCCTGACACAATTGGAGCCAGCATATTACAATAATGACTGGATCGTTCTACAATCTATATAAATCGTCAACTATTCTGACAAAAAGCTGGACTTAGACCATAAAGAGTGGTAAAATAAAAACAATGGATACTGGAAAGATTAAATATACGGATGTTGGAGAAGAGACCCGCCTAGGTATATACGTCTGGGAAATGCCAGATGGAAGATGGATCGGCGATGATGATGGAAACTATCTATCAGTAACCGCCATGAAGGGCAACAAGGCAAAGATTGATGCCCTTGCAAATGCAGTCCGTTCATATGGAATTTATGAAGGGCAGCCAAAGTTCTTGTCAGGACGTCGTAAGATTGATGATGAAGAATTTGAATATCAGAAACAGCGTCTTGAGTGGGGTCTGGTTCCAGATCCACTAGATATTGGAAATTATAAAGACGAAATGAAAAAGGCAGGAAAGTAATGTCAGACTATATTGCAGATGACGATAGCCAAGAGATTCAGATCTCTAACTCTACTGATTGGTTAAAGTTTCATAGTCCAGTAGTTGAAAAAACTAATGACCCATTTAAGGTAGAAGGCGATGAATTGGTTAAGGTCTCAGGACTTTCTCCAGCATTTCGTCGCAAAATGAATCGTGATATTCAAAAGAGATTTGTTGGTATTGAGGGAACTGGCACACAGCAGAATCTATTGCAGCAGGCCATTACTGGGTATGCAATGTTCGATCTTGTCGAGCCTCCTTACAACATGGAGTATTTATCTCAAGTTTATGAAGTAGATCCATATAATTATTCTGCAGTTAATGCTAAGGTTGCAAATATCGTAGGTCTTGGTTTTGATTTTATTGAAACACGCAAGACAGTAGAAGCAATGGACGGAATTGATAATGACACACAGCTTGAAAGAGCTCGTAGAAAGTTAAATAAGCTTCGTAGAGATTTACATGACTGGCTAGAAGATTGCAACGAAGAAGAAACATTTAAAGAGACTTTAATTAAATTTTATACAGATGTTGAAGCAACAGGAAACGGGTATCTTGAAATAGGTCGTACAACTTCTGGAAAGATCGGATATATTGGACATATCCCAGCAAAGACAATGCGTGTTCGACGTCTTCGTGACGGCTTTATTCAATTGCTTTATGGTAAGGCTGTATTCTTCCGTAACTTTGGAGATCAGGAAACTCCTAATCCAATTGCAGGCGGACTAGATAGACCTAATGAAATTATTCATATTAAGAAGTACACGCCACAAAACAACTATTATGGAACTCCAGATATTGTGGCTGCTGCAAATTCAATGGCTGGAAATGAGTTTGCTGGTAAATATAACCTAGATTATTTTGAAAACAAGGCTGTGCCAAGATATATTATTACAGTTAAGGGAGCAAAGCTTTCTACTGAGTCAGAGCGTAAATTGCTTGAATTTTTCCAGGTCGGACTCAAGGGCAAGAATCATAGATCTCTATATATTCCACTCCCTCCAGATTCACAAGACTCTAAAGTTGAGTTTAAGATGGAACCAGTTGAAGCTGGCACTCAAGATTCATCATTTAACACATATCGTAAAATGAACCGTGATGAAATTCTTATGGCTCACAGAACACCAATTAATAAAATTGGAACCCCAGAAGGAATTAATTTGGCGGCAGCTAGAGATGCTGATAAGACATTTAAAGAGCAGGTATGTCGTCCAGCACAGGATATTTTAGAAAAGAAAATAAATAGAATTATCGGAGAAATGACAGATGCCCTTGAAATTAAATTCAATGAATTGGCACTTACAGACGAAGATACCCAGTCTAAGATTGATGAGCGTTATTTGAGAATGCAGGTAATTACTCCAAATGAAGTTCGTATCAGAAAGGGCATGGTTCCTCTAGATTCTGGAGATGAAGTGGTTGTATTAAAGCCACAGCAACAGGCAGAGGTTAGGGCGCAGGCTGGACAGACCAGAACCCGTGATTCTGAAAGATCTGCAAATTCCCCAGATAATTCTGGGGAGGGTAGAAATACTCAGGGGGATGGAAGACAGGTCGAGTAGTCCTACTCAACTATTATTTGCGTTATAGTAAATAACGTAATAAAATTAAGCATATGAATATTGAAAAATCTTTGTGGTCCTCACATGGCGATAACATTAATTTATCTGTGCCATTCACTAAAGTCAACCGTGAAAAGCGCACAGTTTCAGGGTTTGCCACATTAGATAATCTAGATCAAACAGGTGACGTTGTAACATCAGAAGCAAGCATGAAAGCTTTTGAGAATTTTCGTGGCAACATTCGTGAAATGCATGGACCAACAGCAGTTGGCAAGATGGTTTCATTTAAGCCAGAAACCTATTACGATCCAATGACAAAACAATTTTATAGTGGTGTTTATGTAGATGCATACATTTCAAAGGGTGCACAAGATACATGGGAAAAAATTCTTGACGGAACTTTAGCAGGATTTTCAATCGGCGGAAAAATTATTGATTCAGATAATGAAGTTAACAAATCAACAGGTAAGCCAGTTCGTTTTATTAAAGAATATGCATTGATGGAATTATCAGTTGTAGATTCTCCAGCAAACGAGCTTTGCAACATTTTGTCTATTCAGAAAATGAATGGACAATTTGTATTTAAAGGAATAGCAGCAGAAACTGTAACAGAAAATATTTTTTATTGTGCTGACTCTGACTCAGTATTTATCTCTACAGATGCGTCTTACGACTCCCCAGTTACAGGAAAGCCAGCATCACTAATTGGTTGGGTTGAGAGTAATGATGTTAACAAAGCGAAAGAAATAGATAAGATTCTTGATTCATTTAAGAAATCAAGATTACCGTTGCCTGATACACAAACAATTGCAAAACAGGCAAACGCAGAAGGAGGTAATGAAGTGTCAGAAAATACAGAAAACGCAGTAGTTGAAGAAACTCCTGCAGTTGAAGAAGCAGCGCCTGCAGAAGTTGCAGCACCTGCTGAAGAAACACCTGTTGCTGAGGAAGCACCAGCTGTTGAAGACGCTCCTGCCGAAACTCTGGAAAAAGCAGCCGACGTATCAGAAGTTGAGGTTGATGAACCTGATTTTGCAAAGATGCTAGGTGATCTTAAGGGATTCTTCTCAGATACACTTACAAAGGCATCTGAGGCAAACGCAGCTCAAGTTACAACAATCAAAGAGACTGTTGAAACATTTAGCAAGAGCGTAGATACTCGTATTTCAGAATTGGCAGAACAGCATGCAGCACTTTCAAAGGCTGTAGAAAATATCAAGAGCACGATTGATGGCGTAGAAAAGCGTGTCGTAGCAGTAGAATCAGAGACTGCAATCAAGAAGTCCTCAGACCTTGGCGGGTCTCAGGAAGTAATAACAAAATCCAAATCAAAATGGAACGGTTCTTTCCTCGGTTCCGTAAATGAACTTTTTAACTGAAAAGGTAGGTGAAATATATAATGAGCAATGAAACATTTGAAAAATCAGTAGCAGCGAATACAACAATCGCTGGTGTCGGTCAATCAGCAAGCGGTACATTTGCATCCACAACAGGTGGAGCAGGAGTACACGTAGCATCTGAAGCTGGCAACGGTGGTATCCTAAATCCAGAGCAATCATCACGATTCTTGGATTATATGTTCGACGCAACTGTGATCGGTAAGGTAGCTCGTACTGTACGCATGAAGTCAGACACTACCGAGATTGATCGTATCGGTGTTGGAGAGCGTCTAATGACAGTCGCAGCTGAAGCAGATAACACTGCAACAAACGCAGCAGTAACTTTCTCAAAGATCTCTCTTACAACAAAGAAGCTTCGCCTAGATTGGGAACTTTCAACAGAATCGCTTGAAGATAATATTGAAGGTGCTGATCTAGAAGATCACATCGCCCGCATGATGGCAACACAGGCAGGTAATGACATTGAAGACGTAGTCCTCAATGGAACAGGTTCTGGTTCTGGCTTGATGTCAGCATTCCAGGGCGTTGTTGCAAAGTCTAAGGCTTATGGTCACGTTGTTGATGCAGCGGGTGCAGCAGTATCCCGTGCAACATTCAACTCAGCACTTAAGGCTCTTCCACGTAAGTACAAGCAGCGTCGTACAGACCTCCGCTTCCTTGCTGGATCCAATTTGATTCAGGACTTCCTGTACGCAAACAGCATTGGAACAAATCAGACAATCCCACAAGATATCGCTTCAAGCATTATCCGTGGAGATGTCGCACCACTAGGTGGACCAGCTGGATATGTGGCTCCATTCGCATTCGGTATTCCGATTGTTGAAGTACCACTTCTTCCAGAAGCACAGACTGGTGATTACACAGGCGCAACAGGTCAGCACGGAGATATCCACTTGACATTCCCAAATAACGTAGTTATTGGTATCAAGCGTGATGTAACTGTCTACCGCTTCTTCTGGCCTCGTAAGGACTCTATCGAGTACACAATGTATACTCGTGTAGGCGTTCAGATCGAGCAGGCAGACGCTTGGGTAGTTGTTAAGAACGTTAAGGTCGCTTCTTAATTTATAGGATTTAATTCCGCTAAAAGCCCCTCAAATTAATTTTTGGGGGGCTTTTCATTTAAATTTGTTAATGCTATAATTGATTGACACAGAATAAGGAGATTTACATGTCATTCGAGACATTAAAAGTATCTGAACTAAAGAAAGTGGCTGAAGATTTCGGAGTAGAAATTGACGGTCTAAAAAATAAAACAGACATTATTGCAGCACTCTCAGAAGAGGGAGTCACCTGGGCGGTATATCAAAAGACCGTAAAAGACGTAGAAGAGGCAGAAGACATGTCAGTAGAAGTTCTTCCAAAGTTTGATCCTAAAAAGGAACAACCAGAAGATACAGTTTTGGTTAAGATGGAAAGAGACAATTTCCGTTATGACATTCAAGGGTTTACATTTACAAAAGAGCATCCGTTTATTGCTATGAATAAAGAGAAGGCCCAAGCAATTTTTGATAAGGAGGCAGGATTTAGGTTAGCAACTCCTAAAGAAGTGCAGGAGTTTTATCACTAATCTAAGCCTATAAAATGGCAGAGATATACGTAGGAAGTAATTTCCCAGCAAGAACAACAATATTCTACGCTGGAGAATTATATGTTTCAGAAGGTCCAGTTAATGTGCAGGTGTATGACATTACTGAAGACCCTACTATTTTCCCACCTGTTGATCCAGAAAACTTGGTCATACAGCTAACAGCAACACAGCTTGAAGTTGATCCAGGAACATACCAAGTTGTACTGCCACTCAACTTAACAACTACTCAAAGAAAGTTTAAGCTAGATTGGCTATACATGGTTGGCTCCGAAACTATAACTCATACATCATATTTAGACGTTGTTAAGCCATATGCAGATATAACTGAAATTATGCATGACCTTAATTTAGGATATGAGCCATCTGATCCAAATTATAGGTCATATCATGAATTGGTTATGGCAGAGAAATATGCAAGAAAAACTATAGAAAATTTTACTGGACAAAAGTTTCATTTATATGAGGATGTACATGTAGTATATGGTTCTGGATCAGATACATTGCCATTGCCACAAAAATTAAATTCATTGCACAAGCTGTACGCCAATGATGTTCTTTTGATAGATAACTTAAACAATATTAATAATTGGAATTTTCAGACCGTAGTTTCTGAGACTGGATTTGGTATAAGGGTTGACAGAACATCTGCATTAGACAATACAGTTTATACAGCAAATGGTTTAGTTCCACCATCTATTAATGATTATACTCCTGGAGCATTTAAAAACAATGTCAGGTATCGTGTTGTTGGAAAATTTGGATGGAATTCAGTTCCAGATGATGTTCAGCAATCAGCAATACAATTAGCTGGCCACTATTTTGCAAAAGATAGGGTTTGGGCAGACAGATACTTAAAGAATGTATCAACATTTGACTGGGATTTTGAATTTAAAGATGAAGCATATTCGGGAACAGGCTGTGCATATTCTGATAAATTACTTTCAGATTATGTTGTAGACACAGTTTTATTAATATGATGTTCGACATCATGGACTCTCTTCTATCCATGAAGATGGATATATATAGACAGTATGAAGTTCAAGATCCAGACACTGGTGCGATCAAGCGTTCGTGGAGTTATCATAGAACCGTAGACTGTCATGCAAAAGGTGTAATCAGCAACTCTGCAACAACTAGATCTAGCGATAAGCAGGTATTGTCAAATAAATACACAATGGATCAAATTATTCAGGTTCGTACGTATAATAAGATTATGATTAATGAAAAAATAACTAACATTAGAGATAGTAAAAATAATGTTATATGGAATGAAATTAATTTTCCAACTGAAACGCCAACTGTATTTGAGGTTGTTGGGGTAACACCAATGACAGATCCTTTCGGTAATGTAATTGGATATAATGCTTCTATGAAGAGATCGGAGAACCAGCAAATTGGACTCTAGTGTAATGTTGATGCAGGCATCTAGCGGCCTTGAAAGACTGATGGCTGGCAATCAAAGCGGTGTGCTAAAAGATAGTACAGTTGCTCAGATATCTGCATATCTGTATTACAATTCTCAGGTTATATCTAAGCTTACAGAAAACAAACAATTTCAATCTAAATTTTCTGAGACTATATTCCAGCAGATAGACAAGGACTTTGGAGAGTACATGGATGCAAAAGCTAGAACATCTCCAAGATCTCTTCACCATGTCTATGAATGGAAAAAGGTGGGAAATAAGAATGCAAGACTTTTTGGCCTAAGCTTAGAATCACAAGACGGTCTTTCATTTAGAATTTCAACTGCATTTAAACCATCACGCTCACTTGTCCCATTAACTGGAGGAACAAAGCGTAGACATACATTTATTAATAAGGCTTCAGTAATGGAAGCAGGTAAGCCATTAAAAATATCTCCAAAGAATGCAACAAGATTAGTTTTTGAATCTGACGGAGAAACTGTATTCATGCCTAAAGGTGCATCAGTTATTGTTAAGCGTCCAGGCGGACCTGGAGTAAAAAATCAATACTTTTTAGCACACTCAAGATTCTTTACAGGACAACTTGTAAATCAGTCTATAAAGAAATCTGGATTCCAAAGAATATTCAATGCTGGAATGGCAAAAGCATTAAAGCTTCCTTCTGGAATTAAAAAGGTTCAGTATAAATTTAGCCCTAATGTTATTAGGTCTCAGGCAGACTCAGCACTCACAGCAGCATTTGGAGGAGCGCTATGACAGCAAACTTTAAACTAGATGCAATGCTAGAGCTACGTAAATTTCTATGGGAAGAATTATCCTACCGTGGTATATTTGACGCAGATGACTATTGGTCAGATAATCTAAATGAAAATATTGTTCCAATAGTTCCAGTTCAACAGACCCCAGAAATGAGTCAATTTTTAAGTGGTAAGAAACATATAGTCTATGACAAGATAGGCATGTCTACCGAAGATAACTGGATGATCTCCTGTGAACAAATTCTATTCACCATATATTCAACTGATTTTTCTGAGATAAATGAGATTAGAAACTTCATGACAGACCAGTTTAGACGTATGGATGAGTCTGCAAGGGATGTAAATTACTGGTCTGACTTATCAGATAAATTCAAATTCCATTCTATTTTTATAGCAGACATATCGCCAACTGCCCCATCAGAGGAATTACAAGGGTTCTTCACGGCAGAGGTCATACTAGAAATCAAATATTCAAGAATTTTAGACGGCCAGGGCAGATTCCTTTAACGTTTGCCTTTTGACCTCTTATGGCCTAGAATTAGACTACTAGAGGAAAGAAGCCTAGCCAGCTTGATAAAATTTAATACACAGAATTCCAGGAGGTGGAAATAAAATATGGCACAAAACGCAGGTAATGCTAAAAACATTCTCGTTGGTGCGTCTCCTTTGTTTATTTCGAATTTCGATATTACAGCAGGATCAACACTATATAAAGAGAATGCAGAACCAGGTACAGCTAATGCAGGCGCATTTATATCAGGCGAGTCTTACACAAAGACACTCAACGATATAACACCAGGCGCAACATTTGCATATCGCAACGTAGGATTTACAAACAATGGTCTTCAGATCACCTATAATCCAACATATGATTCAGTAACCGTCGACCAGTTGCTTGATACAGCTAAGCTGTTCAAGTCTGCGATGGAGGTTATGATCGCAACTGAAATGTCTGAAGGAACACTAGAAAACGTTCTAGTTGTTTTCGGTCAGGGTGATACATCAGGTTCAACAATTACAGCAACCAACACTTTGATTGAAGATGCAGGTTTCTCAACAGGAACAGCTAACGCAACAAAGACACTTGGTCTTGCTGCTGGTGCTCTTGGCGTACAGCCAACAGAGCGTCAACTAATTGCTGTCGGACAAGCTCCAACAACAACTGATGGATCAAATACAAAGTCAACAGAGCGTATTTATTATGCTCGTCGTGTACTTTCTGTACAACAGTCACAGTTCTCTTTGGCTCGTTCTACACCAACAACATTTCCAGTAACCTTCCGTCTTCTCCCAACCGCTATGTCGGGATATGAAGGGCAGGAGTACGGTAAGATTATTGACCGTGTTTTAGCATAATAGCTAAATAATTGTCGGAGGCCCCCGAATTTTCGGGGGCTTTCTGCTTGTATATGTAAAACCATTATGTTATAATAATTTAGACATATCCAAGGAGGATAAATTGGCAACTACAGTATACAATGTAGAAGAAATTCAACTACAAAACGGGCAAACAGCAAAGCTCAAACCACTATCAATCAAAGAACTTCGTAAGTTTATGGTTGCAATTCAAAAGACTGCAGACGTAACTACAGAAGATGAAACACTTTCAATTCTTATTGACGCATGCGCTATCGCTTTAGAAAAGCAATTACCAGATCTAGTAAATGATCGTGACGCTCTAGAAGATGCTCTAGATGTTCCAACAATGAATCGCATTCTTGAAGTTTGCGGCGGAATTAAACTTGACGACCCAAACCTTCTAGCGGCAGCGGTTCTGGCTGGTCAGAACTCGATTTAGCCGCTTTAGAAGGAGAAGTTTTTCTTCTAGGTCATTGGAAAAATTACGAAGACCTAGAAGAAAATTTATCAATGCCAGAACTTATAACTACATTACAGGCAATAAAGAAAAAGGAACATGATGAAAAGAAGTTCCAAGCATCTTTGAAGGGTGTAGATATAGGTGAATACGAAACAGAAGAGAGGGGATCTAAGTTTGAAGATATGCGTCTTAGAGCTGCAGGAATAAATGCATCATCTGACGACGTGTTGTCTCTACAAGGACAGTTTGCAGCAGCAGCTGGATTTGGTATTGGAGCAGGACTTGGGTACTCACAGGAGTAATAACTAAATGGCTGACGAGACAATCAGTACACGAATAGTCGCTAATGCCGACTTTTCAGCCCTTATTGCAGATGTGCATAAGGTTACTGCCAGCCTATCTAAATTACAAGAACAACTAGCTAACTCTAATAAGATGTTGGCTAACAACATTGCGGTAATGAACCGTAATTTTGCAGATACAATTAGAAGTACTGGACAATATTCAACACACTTTGTAAGTCTTACATCAGATGTAGAAAAGTTTGGTAAAAACCTAGACGGTGGAAGACTTAAGTTAAAAGATTATTTCGGTACATTTCAACAGCACGTTAGAACATCTGGCGGATTAATTAGAGAACTTGCTAGACAGCAAGTCGCTATGCAAAACGCTATTCTTCAGCCACTAGGAAGAAATGCTCAAGGGCTTCAGCAGTTTAACGTTCATATTCCAAGAGGCCTTGATGAAATAAAGAATAAGACATCTTTAGCTAGACAAGAACTAGCTATTATGAATCGTGTTATTCAAGACGGTGCAGTTCAACTTATTAACTGGGGTAAAAATACTCAATGGGCAGGTCGCCAGCTAACAGTTGGTTTAACGCTACCCCTAGCAGCATTTGGTAAAGCATCAGCAGACGCATTTAGACAAGCTGATCAAGAATTAACTCGTCTTACAAAGGTGTATGGAGATATTGCTGGTGCAACATCTGCAGAATTAGGCAAGGTTCGTCAAGATGTAATTGCAACATCTAAAGAATTATCTCAGGCATATGGTACTAATTTCAACGAAACTATTTCTTTAGCAGCTGATATTGCTGCAACTGGAAAGCAGGGGCAGGAGTTATTAGCTTCAGTAAAAGAAACAAGCCGTCTTGCGGTTTTAGGTGAAGTTGATAGACAAGAAGCAATGAAAGCAACCCTAGCTATTCAAACAGCATTTCAACAAAACACTGATGAATTAGCTCAATCAATTAACTTTCTTAACGCAGTTGAAAACCAGACATCAACATCTCTAGCAGATTTAGTTGAAGCTATTCCTAAAGCTGGTCCAGTAGTAAAGCAACTTGGAGGAGACATTGAAGATCTTGCTCTTTATATGACTGCTATGCGTGAAGGTGGAATTAATGCATCAGAAGGTGCAAACGCATTAAAGTCTGGACTTGCAGCATTAATTAATCCAACAAAACAAACTGTAGGAGTCATGTCAGATTTTGGTATCGACATACTTTCAATGGTTAAAAAGAATGCTGGAGATACTACTTCGCTACTATTTGATTTGCAAGGAGCATTAAATAATCTTGATCCATTGCAGAAAGCTCAAGCAATTGAACAGCTATTTGGTAAGTTTCAATTTGCAAGAATAAGTGCTCTTTTAAATAACCTCGGTAGACAAGGAAGCCAAACACTTAACGTTCTGGATCTAATGAAGGCTAGTGCTTCAGAATTAGAAACTGTGGCTGGTCGAGAATTGGCAGCCGTAACAGAATCTGCTTCTGGAAAATATAAGAGAGCAATTGAATCTCTTCGTGCTGATTTAGCAGGACTAGGTGATCAATTCTTAACAATAGGAACAGCAATGATTAATATTGTTGACAAAGCTCTAAAGTTTTTTGATAAATTGCCTCAACCTATTAAGCAAGCAGTTACATTTTTAGGCGCTCTTACTGCTATGGCTGGACCACTAATTATGATTACTGGTGTTTTGGCTAACTTCTTTGGATATATTCTAAAGG